AAAGAATGGCGTGTGAGTGTTGTAAATCCTTTACGGATGCGTACAAAGGGCTTTAAACCGTCTGAATGACCAACGTAGATGAATCCATCTGCTTGACCATCGAGCGAAATGACATTGGGACATTCAAAAGTCTTAACTTCACACTCTTTTTCGTCTTCGCTAAAACGCATATCCAAAGTCTGTATCCAAGCATCGTTGATGAACTTACCACTCTTCATCATGTAGTTCATGATTAATGTAGCACGGGCACCATGAATTTTGTTCTCAATGTATTCATCATCGAAACGACTATCGTTGTAAGTCATTCCACTATGTAAGTCGCTCTTAATTTCGTCTACGATTTCTTGTAAGTAAATCATGGGTTTTCAATTATATCTTGTTGTGCACTCTGCTTTGTTGGATAGTCTTTTGTCTGAGCCCCAAAGTTCAATACACATTCATCCATCAAACGATACAAAAACTTCATCCCGTAATAATCCTCGAGAATAGTTGTTGTACTCGCCACGTCAATATCTATAGGTGGTACACGCATATAGTCAATAGTACAAGTAGCGGGAGAAGGACTAACCTTAAATCCTCTCGGAGTTGCTGTACCCGTATTCAAAGATTCAAATCTTGGAGTTGAAAAAGTAGCGCTATGGAAAGCACCATTCTTTCGATCCCCAACCATTTGCTTAGCTTCTTTGTCTACCACTTGCTTATATGTTCCCGTGGCCAAACCAGCAGTACCCAAATCAAAAGTGTCTCCTTTGACTTTGCTTACGACATAAGAAGTTACGCCTAACTTAACAGTATTTCCTTTTCTTAATTTGTGCTTTGCTGAAGTTAAAGTTGTACCACTAACCGCAGTTACAACAACATCTACTTCATATCTCACACCCATACGCATAATGTGCATATAGTTGGGAAGCAAAGTCTTAATATCGATAACACCAGCAACGGGCGTAACTGTAAAATCACGAATCATGAGACCTACCATCTCATCATCCTCACGTTCAAAGGAAAGACCACGCCAATATTTATCAGCAAGACGATACATGGATTCTTTAATGAGTCCATTCGCCTTGGCGTTATCCAAGTATGCTGAGTAGGCTTTATCTAGTTTTTGCTGAAGATAAGTCCAAAATTGTGCACCTGTCATTTATATCAAAGATACAAAAAAACAAGTAAAGTAAAAAGGGGGACCATGCCCCCTTAATACAGAAATACTAAAAACTAGGTTTAATCTAAACCAGGCTTTCTCGCTTTACGCTTATCATTCGCACCAGTTACGGGCAAAAGATTCTTGATTTCTTCTGGCAAATCCAAAGGATCTACAGTATCAAGTTTCAAAGTTTCACTAACGTCATACTTATCTACCTCGGGCTTAATGTAGTTTTCAAACGTATCGGTGTCAGCCAAAAGCATTGCAACTACAGCATCCATTGTGGTACCTGCGTTACGACCTCCGATTTTATAAACGGGACCATCCTTTTGGATAATCTTGTAAGCCATTGCTTTGTTTGCATAAACGGTTGCAATCCTTTCGTTGGCACGAACAGAAAGATATGTTTTAACATAGTCCTTACGTGCAATAGCGATACCATTTAGCGTCAAACCAACCAAGTGAAGGTATACCTCCATCGGAGACATTTCACGAGGATCTGAGCCCAATGCGAAAGCCAAATTCATTTGCTCTTGGAATGTCATATTTGACACTTGTCCAATACACTGCAAACGACCTAACAATTCGCTGTATTCAGTTTGAATCTTTTCTTCTTTGATTTCAAATTTGAATTGTTGAGATATCAAATTTGGATTATCATAACCATCGCTAAACACCAAAGGATGCTTTTTCCAAAACTCAATAACTGCCTGCTCTTCGAAACGCTCGCTATCAAAATTCAATGTCAAAGGAAAACCCTCTTCGAAAGTATATTGAAATACTCGATCGTTCTCATTCAACGTAGTAACAACCTTCTTACCAGAGGCCATCAAGAACATTTCTTTGTCAGTGCTCTTGTCACGATACGAACCAACAATACTGATATTGCCTTTAGTTCTCTGTGGGATAATTAATGCTTTAATTCTCATAACTTTTTACAAATATAAATTATTTTACTACCTAAAACAAAAAAAGAGGGAGATTTTATTCCCCCTCTTCTTGAGATTGGTTATTTATTATTTAACCAATAAACCAGAAAGAGCAGTGATAAGAAGAGCCCAGTTACCACCAGAGTTGATGTAAAGGGTTAATTTCTCATCAGCACCACCACCCAATACGCTTTCGCCTTGGGGTTTGATTTCGAAAACCATAGCGCTGTAGGTTTGACCAGCAACAGGAAGACCTGTATCAGTGTTGAAATAGCCAGAAGCCAACAAATCAGCACCTTTGGCACCGTACTCCGGGGAACCAGCAGTAGAAACTACGGTAGCCATCAAAGGTCCACCGGCAGCACTAAAGATTGGAAAACCAGCCTTAGCAGTGATAATCAAAGTAGTAGTACCAGAAGCAACAACACGAGTACTCCAATAAGGATGGTTGTTAATAGCAGTACGGAAAGCATCACCGATAGTAGTCGCAGTACCACCTGTAGCGGCAGTAGTGTGAGTAAATACAGTTTGTACTTCATTAGGCAAGTTGTTATTAAAAGTTTGTCCTTTTTCAGCGCTCAATACAACACGGTAATCAGTGTTAGCAGCGGCAGTAGGAGTAATAGTAATAACACGCAAAACCTCAGCAGCATAAGCCTTATAGTAGCCATTTTTGATAGCGTTCAACTGGAAAGGAAAGTTTCTCAAAGCAGAAGGAAGACCAGCCAAGGCTTGAGTTCCACCCAAAGAGATAAATCCACCCTTGTTTACAGCGGTACCATCATTAGCACTAGGGTTAGCGGCTAAACAGTAATATTTTTGAGTCATTGACATAGTTATAAATATTAGATAGCGAATTCAATCAGACCCATTTTGTCTGCAATACAATACAAACCACAATCAGAAAGGATGTGGAAGTCAACTCCGTCAACATCACTAGTACCCAAAGATACAGACTGACCACCGCTCAAAGCAGCTTTAACAGTTGAAGCACTACTTGACTCCAAACCAATCATACCAGGAACGTAGTTGGCGATCAACTCGTCTTGATTGAAGTGGTATTTTTGCAAAGCAGCGATATTTCCAGAACCATCAGCAGCAGGAACAGCAGTAGTGTCGATGAAGTAAATAGAGTTACTCATACGAGGCTTACCGTTTACGCTTGACAATTCACCACGGAACATCTCGTCATCCAACAATGCCCAACGAACGAATTCGATTTCCAAACCAGCGTAAGCATACTTCATCACGTTCAAACCGGTTACGGTAGTTCCACCCAAGGTGTTAGCAGTACCAGCATATTTGATGTAGTCACCCAAGATAGTTTGCAAACGAGCCATGGCAGCAGATCCCATCAAAGCAATCAACTTACGTCCACCTTCAGCAGATACACGAACCATTTGCTCCAAGAAATCATTGAATACAGACTGAGTCAACTCAGAAGTCAAAGACAAATAAGAACCACCATTGTTGATGATTGACCAACGCAAACCACCGGTAGTGTAATACTCACCGAAAGGACCTTGCTTGATTTGACGCTCAGAGAAAGCATATTTGTACTCCAATTGCTTGGCGAACGCTTTCAAAGTCAAATCATCATAAGACCTCCACCAGAAATCGCCATTCCACTTCACGAAAGAAGCAGTACGATCTCTACGAGATTGGTGTGAACTTTCACGAGTTACCGCAGTCAAAGCAAAGTCGGTATCAGGTGTGTAGTTCAAAGTGCTCTTACCTTGGCTAGAACGGTTAGCAGAAGCATCAAAGAAACGCTTTGCGTGTTGGTTCGCCAAAAAGTGAGATCCAGCAGTCAATGAAGTTACGCTATGAGGAGCAATAGTCAAACTATTTGCTACAGTATCAACGCTAACTACAATACCTTGAACCAAGTTACCGTCAGCAACGATGTCACTAACACGGAACTTACTTGCATCAGATACAGGAACGGTCAACATACCGCTACCAGCAGCAGTACCGTTAGATACAATTTTAGAGTAAACACCCAAGTTACCCAAAGAAGAAATCTCTACTTTCGGCTGTGAAGTCGAAATAGAAGAAGACAACTTAGAAGTAAGCTGAGTCAACACGTTATAACCGTAATCTTGGCTATAAACCATTGCCATTTTGTTTGGCAAAGAAAGTCCTTTAAGCAATAAAGATTGACTTAATGGAAGATTTGAAATGGTTGACATTTTTTATCGTTTTTTTTGTTTTTGTCCCTCTTATCAGCCAGGGAACATAGCTGCAAAAGCCTCTTGTGCGGCCTCAAGTCCAGAACCAACCGAACGTCCACCGCCTGTCATGTTTTTACTAGGGTTACTAACTTCTTTAATAACCTGTTCTTTACCTTCGTTGCGAGCTTTCGTAATGTTGGCTTTTACTAAGTCTTTTCCGTATTTCATCCATAGAGATACAGAATAAACCTTTTCGATGTCGAACGATCCGTCTTCCTTTTGGAGAGTAAATTCTTCGTTAATGAATTTTTTCAAATCCTTAGACATTTCGTCTGTAATTTTTAGTCCATAAACTTCTTTACCTACAACTTCCTTAGAAAAACTTTCCAATTCAACTTCGTATTTTTTAGCAATAGCTTCTTGAACTTCAGTAGTTTGTTTATTATTTGAGGTCAACTGTTTCAGTTTGTCCGCATTTTTATTATCAAACTTCTGTTTAAAGTTCTCAGCCCATTGTTTCTTTTGAAAAATAGACGCAGTGTCATATTCGTAAGCTGCTTGTTCGAGTTCTTCATCGCTAAGATTCATAAACTCTTTCAAACCTTCTTTTACGATTTTCTCCTCTGTCCATTGCGAATGGTCTTCGATTTGATATTCCTTTACAAAATCAGCAAGAGTTTTACCGCTCTTTTTGTATTCTGAAAGTAATTTCAAATCATCGTCCAATTCATATGTTGGCTTATCTTCTACAGGCTTAACTTCAGTATTTGCAACAGGTTTTTCATCTTCATCCCACCATTCTTTTGTTTGAGTTACAGCATCTGTAATTTGATCATTAACTTCTGTCTCGGGAACTATTGGTTCAGCGGTTGTTTGTTCTTCCGCTTGTACTTCTACCGTTTCGGTAGCATTTGGAATCTGCTGGCCTCTCAGCTCATCAGCAATCTGACTCAAGAAATCTTCTGACATATTCTAACAAATTTAGTTTATTTTTACTATTATTACAAATTTTTTATTGTTGAGGCATCTGTTCTTCACCACCGCCCATGATTTGTTGCATCAAGTCTGCTGGCATTTCTTCTCCATTTGCAGTTGATTTATCAATCATAGTAGAAGCCATCTTACCTTGAACATCCAATTCTTTTCTGTAATTAGAACCTTCTTCTTTCATTCCTGCTACTTGCTGTTGCTGTGCCATCTGTTGTTCTTGCTGTGCCTGTTGCATCATCTGCATCATTGCTTGTTGTTTTTCAGCATCTCTCTTCTTCTTATTCAAAGAGTATTCCAATTCGCTTACCAACTCGGTATACGTCTTGGCTCTTTCAATTCGCAAGTAATCCAACATATCAATCATTTGGTTCTGCATAGATGCTTGAGCCAAACTCAACAAACGTTCTCTAGCTGCATCATCAATAAAGTCTTTAACTTTGATATAAACGCCCAACTCTTCGAATTGGAAATCTTTAACAATCTTCAACCATTGTTTGCCCCGAGACCCAATCACTGGAATTTCTTCTTCTGATTCAGCCATCAATGAAACTTTAAATTGATTCAAAGCAAAGGCCAATTCTTTTTGGATGAATTGAATGAATCCTTGGTAAAGATAAGTAGTTCCCAAGTTAGATTGAGCGATGGTACCGGCTTGTGTTTTAGCACCGACATAACCGCTCTGTTGTCCCAAAGCAATTTTAGGAACAGATACGATTTCTTCCATCAATCTTTCTTCTTCTTGGCGCAAGTTGATTAGCAAATTCACATTGGGATCAAGCGTCATGTCTACAACTTCGACCATCTTGGCTTCTTGACCAGATACAAAATCTTCTCCGGTTGCTGAACCATCAGTAATATGAATACCCATTCTTTCGAAATCAGAGATTACATCCTTAGCCGTAGAAGAACCCAACTTCTGTTTGTTAATCAGATATACTTTACCCTTACTACGAGTCATCATTTTGGTAATCTCGTTGGTAATGTAATCGATACGATCTTGGTGTTGGTGGAGACGTGCCACTACAGAACGATTCTCACCCATAACCATATTCGGAATAAATACTTTTAATGGTAATTCCACATCGCCAGGGTTGTCGTGCTTTCTCACTTGGTTTGTTACCTCCTCAGCATCAACAATATACTTATTACCGATTAGAGTTCCTTTGTAAATTGTTTTGGTCCAATACTGACCCTTCCTACCATTTCTAATTTTACTGTAGTGAGTATTACCAAATTTATCTCCAGACTTCTCATAACCCATATCCTTCATACCAACCCAATAGCCAGTAACACACGCCAAGGTTGGCAAATTGTTTACGTTGAATGCCCAGTTGGTTGCATAAGGGTGAGTAGTCAAATCGAGCAACTGATATAAGTTGTTCATATTGATTTGCTTGATTTCTTCAATCTCTTCAATAGTGAGTGAGTCTTGATAACGTTCGATTATATCAGTTACATTCAACCAATCAATTTTACCTACAAAACGGGCCTCAGAATTGAAATCGTCATCTTTCGCCCTATCAACAATAAGATTATGAGGTAGCACAACATCAAAATACTGCTTACCATTTTCTATTCTATTTTCTATTCCTACGTATCCACCTAGCAAGGTATACAAAAAGGCTTGCTTGAATTTCTCCATGTATGAATTACGATGTAGAATATCCTCACACATTGTCATAGCAATGATTTCAGAATATTCTTTGTAATCGTATTCCATGTAACGATAAATGTCTTCTGGAACTTCAAACCCTTGTTGGGCATTACCCATGGGATTATATTCAATTCCAAATTGCGCCATCCTCTCAAATAACTCGGGCATATCAAATTTCAATAGCGCCTGATCGAGCAATTTGGTTTTTTTGTTGATGGTCGCCTTACTCTGAGATTTAACACTTGGTTCAACGTTCTCAATCATCTTGATTGCGTTACCAACCATGTAGTCAACTAAGGAGGTTATTTTTTGACCATTGATCCAAACTGTTGGCAAATCACAACCGCTTTGGTCTTGGGTTGTGTAGTAATAATCTTTGTTGTATTGTCTCCCTAGATAGTAGGTAAACATTCTCACCACTTCATCAATAGGATTTTCTAAATCTTCTTGTTTTCTAATTCTTGAAATGCGGTCGTGTCTCTTATTGAAATGAGACATGATAAATTTTAGATTCTCCTTATACCAAATTTTGTTTTTTTCACTTTCTGATAAAAACTGCTTTGGTTGATTAGTTATAGTGAATGCCATTACTACAAATTTATGAAATTTTATTTGTAATTCACAATACTATTACTTAGTATATTGCCTTCCGAGACGTAAGACAGAGTATTTTCTTGGGTGAACCACTATTTAAACCATACCCCCCTTTCCCCCCTTTCCTTTAAAAGCCTCAAAAAAAGCTTTTGTGAAAATTGGTTCAGGTGTGGTAGTGGTTGTGATTCCCAAGCGTACTTTCTCGTTCATCCCCACACAGTCCTTCAAGACATACCCCCATTAAAAACTAAGGACTGCGGTGCAAACATAATATCATTATTCTGAAAAGTCAAGTATGTAATGTCTTGGAGTCAACTTTTTTATGTAGAACTCAATAAACTCGGCACCTTTCAGAACTAATTTTTTTTCTACGATGAGTCTGAAGATGTATTTATCGTTGAATCCGTACTTCTTCTGCAAGATGTCTACGAAGGGTTTTACGACATTATCTATGTCTGAGGCCATGTTGGATAACCCTACGACCATTGAGAGCTCTATGGGCTCCTTAGACGTGCTTAAATCGTATGGTTGTAACTTCAGCAGTACTTCCTTTTCGTAAGCGGTGTATTCTGGTGTTTTGAATCTTTTACCTTGCCAGGCTCTGTTTACTGACAAAGGTTTAATTTCTACTCTGTTTGAAAAGAGCAGGATATGTTTTTTTGAGGATATCGCCATGAGTTTCTAAATCGTTAAATAATAAAAGTTCTACGGGCAATCCGTAAAACTCAGCCACAAGAAAGAAAGTTCTTAAACTTCCTACTCTCTTCTTGCCAAAAATGTAATCGTTGTGATCGGGATGAGCAATGACACCCATAAATTCCCTAATTTTTCCGTAAGTTGGATATTGTTTATGTAGAGTTTCTAGATAACTGACATTCTTAACAAAAGTACTGCTGATTTCTTGCATCTTTTGGTCAATGCGAACATTGTAGAATGTTTCTCTTACTTCAGCAATCATGGAGGCTTCGAGAATTATATTCAAGCCTTTCTTTTTGATGTCAATTATCTGCTTGTCTAATTCATCGTAGGTCATACGGTAATTGACTGGTTAAAATACTCCATGTATTTTTCATTTTCATTGATGCAGTTTTGAACTTCACGCATAACAAGAATTAATTTTTGACTATCGATTAATGATTTTCCGTTTAGGATGTTGTAAACGTCATACTTCTTAACGCCAAATGCTGACGTTCTCTCCACGATGCGAGCCATGTCCCCCCTGCGGAGTTTTGATTTTAGCTCGACCACTTTATTTTTTAATTCGTTGTTCATAATAATATACAATTTTAATATTTTTTTTTGTAATTTCCAAATTTGGTTGTATATTCGCCTCACAATATAGTTATGGCTTTAAAAGAAAAAACAACCCCATTAGTTTATCTTACTATCAGAGAAGGTAAGATTGCAAAGAAAGAAGGCGAAAAGTACATCTTGTTCGACTCAGTAGAAGGTTACATCCGTGCGATTAGTACGAGAGACCACAAGTATGGTACAGATTTGTGCATCACGTTGGAAGACGATCAGATGTATCAATTGCAAATTAAAATGAAAGGTGAAGAACCTACTAGTAAGCAGACTTCTTACTTTATTGCTTTTGCGCATTGTTGCCCTTCAATCAATCCTCACTTGAGAGTGGAATTTATTCCAAACTTGAAAATTGTTGATGATAAGAAGAGAAGTGCTTTGTTTATCAAACAGAATGGCGAAGTAATGAAGTGGGCCTTTAAAATCGGTCAAGAAGGCGTACCTGCTCCAGAGGAATTGAAGAACAAAAAAGGAGAAGTGATTAGTGTGGATTGGTCAGAGGTTGAGGCTTACAGAGTTGATAAAGTAAATGAGTTTACTCGTAACTTGGCTCCTGTAGTTCCAAATGATATCGTTACTGACCATGCGGTTAATCCTTACGTAGAGTCTCCTCAGGACGATGATTTTGGGGATCTTCCGTTCTAATGGCAAGAGGCGTAAACGATATGGCATTGGCTAATAAGATTGGAGGTAAAGTTGAACCTGCTCATATGAAACATTATGGGCAGGAGCAGCGCTCTATAGTTCGGCAGTCTTCTTTGAAAAGTGCCGTTTCTTTGGTGGAGGCAATACTACCCAGACTCCAAGTAGATTTCACGGTTAGCGATATTCGCAACCTCACTTTGGAAACCGCTGAGATGTTTGAGGAATGGGTCTCCAGATAGTTCAAATCAACAAAGACAAGTCATACGAAGAGTGGATTAATTTCCGCTCTCGTGGGCTTGGTGCCTCAGAGATTGGTACCTTAATGGGTGTCAACTCTTGGAAAAGCCCAGCAGAACTTTATTATCAGAAGATTGGTTTAATCCCACAGAAGGTAGAGCCCAACATTCCTATGTTCATGGGTACTATCTTGGAGAAAACTGTTGCTGAGATATTCGAGTACTGGGATGGAGATGATGAGAGTATGCTGCGTAACCACGAAGCCCAAACAAAAGTGCGGACTTTGTACGAGCCTGTAGGGTATGTAATCAATCCCGATTACCCACACCTATTCTTTTCTCCAGACCGATTGCAAATCAAATCAAAAAATTTACGTATAAGAGATGGTAGAATTAACTTGGAAAATGTGGAAGCGGTTATTGAGATTAAGACAATTAGTGGATGGAGTAGCAAGCAGTGGGCAGGTGGTGTACCACCGTCTTATTACTTACAGCTCCAAACGTATCTTATGGGTCTTGGGATTGATACCGGCTATCTTGTTGCTCTCGAAGACGGACGGAATCTAAAGGTTCACAAGTTTGATAGGGATCAAGAGATGATTGAAATGATTGGCAATGTAACTCGAGAGTTTTGGAATCGAGTAGAGGCTGGTCGTTTGGCTCTTGAATTGGGAGAGGACTACGAGCAATTTGCTCCGCCACCAGATGGTACAGAGGCTTACTCTGAGTTCTTAAATGAGAAGTACAAGAACCCCGAGGAGAATTCAATTGTATCTACTCCAGAGATTGACGAGTTTATCTTGCAATACAAAGTTAAGAATACAGAGATTTCTATTCTTGAGGATGAGAAGCGAGAGGCTGCCAATTTCATCAAAGATTACATGGGTAACAATATGATTTTGGCCTCAGACGAGGGTAAAGTCACTTGGAGACCCAATACCAAGGGATCTAGAGTATTCAGAGTTGGATGAGCAAGAAAGATATTGGATGGTATCAAAAGATGTGGAACACACGTCCTCATCAGTGCCAGGAGTGTGGTATACATCTACCACACTTCAGTCCGATGTTCATCTCGCATATCATTACAAAAGGAAGTTATCCGAGTCTGAGGAATCATCCCGAAAACTTTATGATATACTGTACCTCATGTCATCAGCAATGGGAGTTTGGGAAGAGGACGGAGATGAAGACGTATGATGAGGCTATGGAGATAATGGATAGATTAAAAAGAGAGTATCATACAAAATAAAGTTTGCATAAGTAAACCTTTTAATATATCTTTGTATTATGCCTAGAAAAAGAGATAGCAAATATGATGATGCTTACCAACTTTATTTGGATGGGATGTCGTTAGATCAAATTGCCAATTCTATTGGGGTTACAAGACAATGTGTTTATAAAGCATTTAAGAAAAGAGAATTTATTCTTCGGAGTCCTAATTTTCAACCTCATCAATATTTTGACGAACATAAGTTTACTTTGAGGAATCATGGCTATTATGAGAAAACTACTGGTAATAGAGAATTAATGCATCGTTATGTTTGGGAAAAGCATAATGGAGCAATTCCCGAAAAACACGATATTCACCACAAGAATCATAATAAGGCCGACAACTCAATTGAAAATCTTGAATTGCTTTGTCACAAAGAACACGCAAGAAAATATGCAACGGGGAATAATCAGCATACGAAAAAATGATTCACTTTAGTTTATTTTCGGGTTTGGGAGGATTTGATCTAGCTGCCGAGTGGATGGGTTGGAAAAACTATTTAAGTTGTGATATCAATCCTTTCAGCAGAAAGATATGTGAATTCTATTGGCCAGAAGGATATCACCACGATGATATTAAGACATTAAACTATGACACAATTAACATTGAACTTTCAAGGAGATTCGGAAGCCACTGGAGAAATGAGGACATTATCCTCACCGGTGGCTTCCCATAACTGTGCCAGCCCTTCAGTGTCGCTGGAAAAAGGATGGGAAAAGAAGATAATCGCCATCTTTGGCCAGAGTTCTTCCGAGCAATCAGAGAAATTAAACCAAGATATGTCGTGGGGGAAAATGTTCGTGGATTCCTTAATTGGTCGGACGGATTGGTCCTCGAAGAGGTGTACGCTGATTTGGAAAGTGAAGGATACGAAGTCCAAACGTTTGTACTTCCAGCTGTCGGCATTAACGCCCCGCACCGCAGAGATAGAGTCTACATTATTGCCCACGCCAACAGCGATGCAGGACGAAGCGAATCCAGCGAAGGTGGACGCACGGAATGCGAAGCAAGTGGCAATGGGGAATCCTCCATTTATCTTGGGTCTCAGTCAAATGGCAATGAGGGGAATGCTACCAACACCGAACAGTTACGATTGGAACACAGCAGCAAAACCCGAAACGTATTTGGCTCGGTCTCAGAGGCACAAGGACAAGAATGTAAATCTCCAGATGAGTTTAAGACAAATGACAATGTTCATCCCCAACAAGGTGGACCATCCGAAACTTGGGACGGCTTCCCAATTAAATCCCCACTTTGTAGCGGAGATTATGGGCTTCCCACTGAATTGGACGGACTTACCTTTCCTAAGTGGAGAAAAGAAAGTATAATGGGATATGGCAATGCCATTGTTCCTCAAATCGCTTACCGTATATTTGCAACCATAGATGAAATCGAATCACAGAAGTCCTAAGATAGACAAGAAGCAGTATCTGCGTTACATGAAGACGTACTTGTGGGCAATTCGCCATAGCAAGGATGAATTAATCCAAACGGTTATGGGTAGACACATAGATGATTACCCGACTAGCGCAGCAACTCTAGAAGAGGCTGTAAACAACATGGATTTCAAACACGAGTTGCGTCAGACTGGTTTAAGTATGACCGATATGTATGCAATCAAAGAAGCACTTAATTTAATTGAGAAAAATGACACCGAAAGAAGAAGCATTGAAGATGGAGCGGGAGATAACGAATCTCCCATTTCAAATGGACACCTTCCGTTACAGGGAGATAGCGAAGTACTCGATAAACCTATTGAAGAGAGAACTACAAGAGGTAGAAAAAGTATCGAGAGTCAACATGACGGAGTTAATCCGCTATTGGGATGAAGTAAAAAATAATTTACCATGACAAAATATACAGTAAGAGGTCAGAGAGTTATTGTAACTCCGCCAGAGATTAAACAAAGCGTTATCGAAGTAGACGATAAGTTGAAAAGAGAACTGATGGAAAAGGAAATGAAGAAGTGGTGGAATTTGACCACTTTAGCCGTGGGTGATGAAGTTGTAGGGATTGAACCTGGAGACGAAGTTTATGTCAATCCTATCTTCTTGCACAATGCAGAGAGAATCGAGATAGATGGAGTAGAGCACATGATTGTGCGTGCTGCTGATATATCTATTGTTTGGAAATAAAAATTATGGAATCAAATACAGCAAAACAGATCATCGCTGAGGCGTTGAACATCGCAATCGCAAGGGGTTGCTTCGGATTGGTAGAAGTACAAAACATTGTTAAGGCCCTAGAGGTAATTAATGAAGTGCCAGAAATTCAGTTTGAGAAAGAGGTAGATTAAATCTATCTTTGTATCGCCTTGGGATAGCATCCCTCGGCCAAAAGTTCCCACCTGCATACCGTAAGATCTGCTCGTGGGACTTTTTTTTGTAAAAATTTGTATTAATTGGTATTTCTAGTTATATTTGCATTCTAGTTCTTTGATTTATGGGGAAGAAATGGAATCGACAGGATTGATTGGGTTCGATGTTCACGCAGAGAGATGGTACTGTTCTCTTTAATCACGTATCAAAAAATTTAAACGGCAACGTAGAATTATCACCAATGGCTTTTGAAGATGCAATGTCTTTCGTTTCTAACGAATACAAAGTAGCAGCTTAAGCTATGGGGAGTCATCCCTGGGAACAGAAAATGGCAAAAGACGTTTTGCTAGTTATGTCAAAACTAGATGGTGGAATTGAAATACGGTGCAGAGTTTACTCAGTACTAAGCGTGTAAATAAAGACATTGGATTGCGACTTTCTCTGGACGGGAGTTCGATACTCCCCTTCTCCACAACATAGTCAGGTGGCGAAATGAAGGTAACGCAATGTGATGCTGCTATCCGTAAGCAAAAACGGTGAAAGGATTTAGCAAATCACGCTAAGAAACACATTTTACAGGTTCGAATCCTGTCCTGACTACGAAAGCCAAGAGCCTCTCGAAGTAAGCACACTGGTTGACGGCTCGGAAAGACGAGCAATATAGTAAGATGGCGGAAAGATTACGGTGCCGGGATAAAAACTGGGACCTTGATAATCGTGGTAGACGCTAGTGTGGAAATTGGAATTGCGGTGTGGAAGCCGTAGTTCCGCCAAGAAAGCTACATGACCATTATGGGTTCGAGTCCCATTCTAACTACAAATAGTCAGGTGGCGCAATGGTGACGTTACGGAATCGCTCTCCGTGTTGATGTAGGTTCGAATCCTACCCTGACTACAAAATAACAGAGTGGCGGAATTGGTAACGCACATACAACGAGAGTTCTGCAAACTCGCCCGTAAAGTAAGTTGTATGGTGGTATAAATACAGGTTCGAGTCCTGTCTCTGTTACAACAACTGGAGTCATAAACAAAAACACTTGTGGTAATTGGGTAAGTTGCATGACCGTACAGACCTTAGAAGCAACTTGTTGTGTGAGTGACACAAACTCCAGTTGTTTAAGCCAAGTGTCGTATATCCGAAGCGGGGTTACCCCAGAGATGGGCCTCCGAAATATGTGAAATTCATAGACTTAGGAACTGAGGGTTCGAATCCCCCCTTGGCTTACAAATAAAAAAGGGCTGCCTTTCAGCAACCCCTTAAGTTAATTTAGAATGGGTCTCAGCTCCAAGGTAGAGGAGTAATCTCCGGTGATGTAGGAGGATTCTTTTGACTTTCAATTTGTCCGTCAATAGTAGAAGTAATAGAGATAACGCCATTTTCTCCTAATTCAGATTGAATCCAAGAAAGGACTACTTCCTCTGTTAAGGAATCAAAAGGAATTACTGTTTGACCTTCTATAAAGGAGAAGGAGATCATAGAACTCATCTCACTAGAGTAAGTGCCATCGTTTCCCGATACCTTGTAGCCTGCGTTCACTACGAATCCTTGTTCTGGAGTACTCACTGTATAGAGTGAGGTAACTTCCCATTTATATATTGTTTCCATTATGCTAGTAAGATTTTTTGTGCTACTCCATTAATTATTACACTCCAAGTTTTTGTTTGTACAGCAGTTTCTGTTGTTACTGCACCTGCGTTGTAGCCAGTACTACCAACTACAAATTGATTTGAAGCGGTTGCAGTAGCGTCTCTTCCAAGAATAATTGAAGCACTGAAGTTTCCTGATTGAGTAGTATGACCTATTGCTGTATTACTACTACCTGTTGTATTGTTTTGCAAAGCAGCATTTCCAATTGCCGTATTACTATTACCTGTTGTAGTTGACACTAGTGCAGAACTACCAATTGCAGTATTATTTGCACCTGTTGTGTTTGCGGCAAGTGCAGAATTTCCCAAAGCAGTATTATTATTTCCTGTACTCAATCTTAACGCTTGATACCCGATAGCTGTGATACCTGTTCCGCTTGTATTGGTAAACGCTGCTTCGTGACCTACTGCAATGTTGGTTCCTGCGGTGTTATTATATAAAGCATTTTGTCCTATAGCCAAGTTGTTACTACCTGATACATTTGATCCTAACGCTTGTAATCCTATTGCAGTATTACTTGCTCCTGTAGTATTTGAAAACATAGTACTCTGACCAATTGCTGTATTGTTGTTACCTGTTGAATTTAATAATAAAGCAGAACTACCAATTGCAGTATTATTTGCTGCCGTTGTATTTGCCGCAAGTGCAGAATTTCCCAAAGCAGTATTATTATTTCCTGTACTCAATCTCAAAGCCTGATATCCTACAGCAGTTATGTTTATTCCAGTACTATTCGTTGTAGCCGCCTCAAATCCTACTGCTGTGTTGTTGGATGCGGTGTTTGAGTTCAGTGCGCTACGACCTACTGCTACGTTGTTACTTCCTGATGTATTATCAATTAAAGAAGCATTTCCTATTGATGTATTATTAGCACCTGTCGTGTTAGCTAGTAAAGAATTTCTGCCTAATGCAGTATTGCCTCCTCCTGTTGTGTTAGCTGTTAAACAGGCATAACCTACAGCTGTATTGTCACTTCCTGTTGAACTACGTAACGCTTGATATCCTACAGCAGTTATGTTTATTCCACTCGTATTACTAAAACCTGCCTCAAAACCTACTGCGGTGTTGTCGGATGCGGTGTTTGACGCCAAAGCACTTCTACCAACAGCCGTATTGCTACTACCCGTTACGTTGGCCGATAAAGAAGTTCCGCCAATGGCTGTGTTACCAGAGCCTACTGTATTAAGAAATAAAGAAAAAGATCCTAAAGCGGAATTATTACCACCAGTAGTATTTGATGGCAAAGTAGATGTACCAACCGCAGTATTATTTGTGCCCGTATTTAATTTCAACGCTTGATAACCGATAGCCGTGATTCCTGCTCCACTCGTATTAGTAAACGCTGACTCAAAACCTACTGCGGTGTTGTTGGAGGCGGTGTTGTTTTGTAACGCATTCGAACCAACCGCTACGATACTATTACCCGTAGTATTATTGCGGAGGCTTCTAAATCCATTTGCTACATTGTTCTGTCCACTCGTATTACTAAACCCTGCCTCAAAACCTACTGCTGTGTTATTGTTGGCGGTGGTGGAGTTTAATGCAGTATAACCTACTGCGGTGTTGTTATTACCCGTTACGTTGCTTAATAACGCATTTAAACCAATGGCTGTATTACTTGCTCCAGTTGTGTTTGCTTCCAGAGCACTATCGCCAAAGGCAGTATTTGAGGCTATGTTTCCGCCACCCCTACTTGTAATTGATGTTGTCGATAAGAAGATAGAACTTAAATTCCCGTCCCTATCTTGTACTTGTTGTAAAATAGAATCCAGAGGAAGAGGAACCATAAGAGTGCCATTGGGTGTTATTTGACTAGGACGAATAACTCCTACAACACCAGCCTTCTTACTGAAGACTTCTATTAGATCTGTATCTAGACTGAAATTGTCTAAGGATAAGTTTAATCTACTACCATATGTCATAGAACAAAGTTAACGAAAATACGTCAAATGTCAAAATGCGCCTACTTTTCATAAGATGCGCCCATTATTCTCAGAACAACTAAAGTTCAACTAAAGTACAACTGATAAATGCCAGTAAATAGAAAAAGTGGCAAATATTTGTGGAACAAGCTGCTGCATAATTATAGTTTTCTTTAGTTGGTCTGCCAAAATGCCGTGTTGAGACCCAAAACACTAGAGTGCATGGCAAAAATGGAAAAATTCATGCAACAACTGCTGCACGAATGTACCGCTCGGTAAAAAATATACCCCCTGGTATAATACTCCTTGGTATAATACCGCTCGGTAAAAAATAGCCCCCCCCTAGTATATTCAGCATAGTTTGTGCGAGTGGTGGTGGTAATGTAACGTTACGGATCGATGAGGTGGCGAAAAAAAACAGTCCCCCCTATCTCAATGGCATTCTGCGATTTTTAATGGCATCCCGCATTCGCTCGGCCTTGATTGATATCAGAGCGCAAAACAAATCGGGAATTGCATACACGTTCGGTCATATGTATATGCAAACAATAAACCCATCAGCGCATCGCAACAAATAAACAATAACAAATCGCCATATGTATATGCATTGTGTATGTCTGTGCATTGTGTATGTGCATCAGATGAAAGTAAGCATCCATCTCACCCAAATCCATCCATCCAATCGCCACATCATTTGCATCGATTTTTGCCCATATACATCCATCCATATCTCGTGAATCACTTTTTTTCAAATTTTTTTTTCTGCTCTCAAATCCAGTATTTGCAAGGGTTGACGTAAAAGCTCCATCATTTTCTCACCCCTTTTTCAAAACTTTTTTCACAAAATGTTTGGTGGTCTGAAAACTATCCACTTATCTTTGCCATCGTTAATCACAACATAATCACTAAACAAACCACAATATGAACACACAAATCTCTACCTTCTTTTGGAATGCAAATGCGGACAATTGCATCGCCATCCTTAACTATGAATTTCAATCAGTATGTGAGGTCGTGAATGATTCTTACGGAAACGATGAATCACCATCTTGCACATTCACTATCGATGGCATCACCTATAAGTTATTCTTTCCATCTGACTACCGAGGAGACTATTCGAACTTTGCTCTATTCAATTCTACAGATTATACAGATGAACAACATATAGGTGAGTATACTACCATAGGGGATGTGCTTGACTATTTCAAATCTATCAATGTAATCTGAGACCCAAACCAAACACTCATAAAACTATGAACTACAAAGTTGAACTCAAAAACGGAATGACCTTTGTCTGCAATCAAATCTCTGATGCATTGTATGACCGAAAGTATGCCATCACCATTGACGATGTTGTTACCTTTATCGCTGTATCAGATGTTCAGTGGATAGACCCGACATTCGAATCGCCCGAAGTAATCATCGAAAGAAACCAAGCCAATCGCACAGCATCAATTGTTGCAGTATGGAATGACAAAATGTTGGTGAGATATCAGATGCCGAAAGGCAAGGTATTTCACAACTACCTCTACCCAAACAACACATACAAATCAGTTAAATTTTAAACCATCTAAACCCAAATAAGACTATGAAATCTCAAATCTATTTCTTTTTCGTCCTTGCAATTTTATCTATGTGCAACTTTGCCTATGCAGTATTCACTATGGATGTCTATGGAGCATTGTTGTCTCTTGTCCTTTGTGTATTCTCTCTCTACATTGTTTTACAATCTGAGACCCAAACCAAATAACAACAACTCTCACAGACATGGAATTTGCCATCGCTTTCGGAATGCTATCTTTTATTGTCCTCATCGGATTGGGGATTGTTGATCACCTTTTAAGAAAACATATTGAGAAATGAAGACCTTCGAAATTCTATCAGATAACAAAATCACCACCATCCAATGTCACGATACATTGGATGCAATAACCCGATGCAAGAACGTCTCAAAAATCAGAGAGGTCTACCCCTGGACAGATGGTACAGCAAGATTTATCTTGGGTGAATCTGAATGGATGGATTTTGAAGAGTTTAAAATTGCCTTTTTTGAATACCAACACGAAATGTAAAAAAACAGAAATGAAAAAATTAATCTTTACCCAAAACGACATACTCACCGTAATTACATTCGGTAAGACTACCAACAAAAAGATTGCAGAATCTGATGAGAAAATTGTGCAAACATCTCACTACAGCAGAGAGCAGTTCGAAATCGCCCAAAGACAGACATCGATGAAAGAATTCTTTTCTGCTGATGGCAAGGTCTGTATGGATTGTCCATTTGCAGTAAGTAATGGCGCAAAACTTTCTGCTTGCTACACTCACAAAATGATGCAATACAGCGGATTCCTATCCTCGCTCCGTTCAATCGGTAAGACCTACACATCATTCGATGACATCCCAAAATTGTCTCCATTGGATTATGACAAAATTGTGTTACTATGTCAAAATCTTTATGTGAGATTCGGCACATATGGTGAGCCATCACTTTTACCTCTCGAGTTGGTGGAGCGCATCTGTAATGTAGCAAAATCTTGGACGGGATATACCCACCAATGGAAAAAGAAACCCGAATTCGCTCCTTTCTTTATGGCATCTACCCATACTGAAGATGAAGAGCGCATTGCAACACTCATCGGTTATCGATCCTTTGTTGCATCGCCATCGCCAATTGCAAAATTCATTTCTTGCCCAGCATCCTCTGAGATGGGATTCAAATCGAACTGCTCGAAATGTGGTTTGTGTTCCGGGACAAAAGGAAAAGGTACAAAATCAGTAATCATTTTAGAACATTAAAACTATGAACTTTTTAAAATTAACAGAATTAAACCTTACTATTCAAGGCAATGTTGTAGAAAAAACAATCTATGTCAACGCTCATCACATCAAAAAATTTTACGAAGCATATCAAGAAAACTTCAAGATGGATTTGACAAGAATACATTGGGCATTGGGCGGATTTAACGCAACCCTTGTAAAAGAAACACCTGAAGAAATCAATCACCAATTAATCGCTTGCTAAACAAAAAAAACTATGAAAAAACTAAATGTATTAATCGCTTGTGAATTCAGTGGAACAGTTCGAAATGCTTTCCGTAAACTTGGACATAACGCATTCTCTTGCGACATCGAACCATCAGATGACAATTCACCTTATCACTACCAATGCGATGTGCGTAATGTGATCAATGCATACGAATGGGATTTGTTAATCGCTCACCCACCTTGCACATATCTGACCTTGGCGGGCAACAGATGGTTCAAACCGGAATTCAAAGATAAATTCCCTACAAGAGAGCAAGACAGACAAGATGCCTATGATTTCTTTATGGAGATGTATAATGCGCCTATCCCACATATATGTGTTGAGAATCCCATTGGAGTTATGTCCTCTCTATTCCGCAAGCCCGATCAAATCATTCAACCTTGGCAGTTCGGAGACCCATTCCAAAAAAGTACTTGCCTATGGACAAAAAATCTTCCAACTCTCACCCATACCAATGTAGTTGACAAAGGTGAATTTTTTGAATGGACAGATAAAAAAACGGGCAAAGTAAAACGCCAAGCACAATGGTATATGGATGCGCTCAAAGGCAAATCTGCTTACGAAAGACAGAAGATTCGCAACAAAACTTTTCAAGGTATTGCCGATGCGATCGCAGACCAGTATTCGAACTACATAATAAATTTGTAAAAAAAGATAAAAAATAGTAAATAAACACAACTTAATCACTATATTTGCATACCCAATAAACAAGACTATGAACAAGAAACAAGCAATCGAAATTATCAAAAGTAACAAATTCTTTTCTGCCGAATTCCTCAAAAAGGATGGCACAATCAGATACATCACTGCTCGAGCTGGTGTAAAGAAAGGTCTGAAACCCGATGCTCGACCCAAAAGTTATGACCCAAGTGAATTAGGTTATGCGACCGTTTGGGATTTGAAAGAAAAGAACTATCGCCTAATCAATTTGCAAACACTCACCAAAGTAAAC